GTCTAAAAAAACTAAAAAATTAAATTAACATATACATATGGCGATTAAAAAACACGATTTTAAGTCCATTAAGGACAAATTCTCAACATCAGCAAAATACAAACCACAAAGTTTTTTTGATTTAGGTACTGACTTTTTGGATGCTGTTGGATTACCTGGTCCGGCTATAGGACACTTAAATATGTTCTTGGGTCATTCTGATACAGGAAAAACAACTGCGTTAGTTAAAACCGCTGTTGATGCTCAAAAAAAAGGTATTTTACCGGTCTTCATTATTACTGAACAGAAATGGTCGTTTGAGCACGCCAAATTAATGGGGTTTGAATGTGAAGAAGTTGTTGATGAAGAAACCGGAGAATTAGATTGGGATGGGTTTTATATATTCAATAACAATTTTAGTTATATTGAAGAAATTACGGATTATATTAATTCACTATTAGATGCTCAGGAAAAAGGTGAATTAGATTATAGTTTATGTATTATGTGGGATTCTGTTGGTTCAGTCCCTTGTAAAATGACCTTTGAGGGTAAAGGTGGTAAAATGCACAACGCCTCGGCATTATCGGATAAAATAGGTATGGGTATTAATCAAAGAATATCTGGGTCTCGTAAAGCAGATTCAAAATATGAAAATACTTTAATTATTGTAAACCAACCTTGGGTTGAGTTACCTGATAATCCATTTGGACAACCTAAAATTATGGCGAAGGGTGGAAACGCTATTTGGTTAAATTCATCTTTAGTATTTTTATTTGGAAATCAAAAAGGTGCTGGAACAAATAAAATAACCGCAACCAAAGATAAGAGAAGTATTAAATTTGCTGTTAGGAGTAAAGTCTCGGTTTTAAAAAATCACATAAATGGGCTTGGTTATGAAGATGGTAAAATTATAATAACCCCTCACGGATTTTTAGCTGGTAAAGACTCAACAGAAGAAAAATCAAATATTGAAAAATACAAAAAAGAGTATGCTGATTATTGGAAAACCATTATTGGTACTGATGGTGATTTTGATTTAAAAGAAGAAAAAGAAGATAATTAAAAATGGAAACTAAAGTTTGTTCTAAATGTGGGGTAACACAAAATGTTTTGGAATTTCGTAAAGATATAACTAAAAAAGATGGTTTAAGACCTGATTGTAAATTATGTGTAAAAAGTTATGAAATGTCTCGTAGAACTGATAACCCTACAATGATGCAAGAAAAACTTAAAAACTTTTATAAAGACAATCCGGAAAAAAGAAAAGAATATCGGAAAAATTATAAATTAAGGAAACAAGAACAAAGAAAAGAGAGAAGAGCAAACGACCCCGTTTTTAATTTAATTAATAGAATGAGATGTAGGATATGGAAATATTTAAATATTCTTGAAATTTCTAAAAAAAATAAAACCTTTGATATTGTAGGGTGTTCTCCGGAATTTCTTAAAGAACATTTAGAAACCCAATTTACTGATGGTATGACTTGGGATAACAGGTGTGAGTGGCATATTGACCACATTATTCCATTATCATCGGCAAAAACAGAAGACGAACTTTATAAGTTGTGTCATTATGAAAATCTTCAACCATTATGGGCTGAGGATAATTTGAAAAAAAGTAACAAAATTTTACAATAACGAATACAAACAAAACGAGTGACTAAAACACTTTTGGTTGACGGAAACAATTTAGTAAAGATTGGATTCCACGGGGTTAAAGATTATTATCACAATGGGAAACACATAGGTGCCATATGGCACTTTGTGAATACCATTAGACGTTTCATAGACGAACAGAACTTTGATAAGGTTGTTGTTATGTGGGACGGCGATGATAATTCTTCAGCTCGCAAACTTATTTACCCCCAATATAAAGAACAACGTAGAGACAGAGACAACGAGTATAAGTTAGATTCTTTCACTGAGCAGAAAGAAAGAATCAAACAATACTTGGAGGACTGTTATATAAGACAAATCAACATCGATAATAACGAGGCGGATGATTTAATAGCTTACTATTGCCAAATCTCGGAGAACGAACAAAAGACCATCTATTCGGGGGATAAAGACCTCACTCAACTTATTTCAGATAAAGTGTCGGTGTATTATCCAAGAACCAAAGAGACGTATTCTCTTGGAAGTAAAATCAAATGTGAGTTTTACGAATTTCCACATCAAAACATTAAAACTTATAAGATATTATCGGGAGATAAATCGGACAATATTGATGGGATATATGGGTTGGGGGAGAAGACACTTATTAAGTTTTTTCCTGAGCTACTTGAAAAGCCGGTTTCATTTACCGATATTTTAGAAAAGGCGGAAATTCTTCTTAAGGAGAACAAGGATAATAAGACACTACAAAATTTATTATCCGGTAAGACTAAGAGTGGTGTTTATGGTGATGAATATTTTGTTATTAACGAAAAAATCATAAATTTGTCAAATCCGTTAATTAGTGAAGATGCTAAGGAACTTGTTGAATTGTATTATAGAGAAACTTTAGACCCTGATGGAAGGGGTCATAGGGGACTTATTAAAATGATGATGGAAGATGGGTTTTTTAAGTACCTACCAAAGGGGGACGACGCTTGGGTGAATTTTGTTAGACCCTTTATGAAACTAACAAGAAAAGAAAAAAGAAATTATAACAACAATTAATTAAAACTATGAAAGACCAAGAATCGGTAAAATTAGAATTCTTAATGATGGTAAATGATAACATCATTGTACAGAGATTTTTTAACGTGAGAGAGTTTAACAATGAGGGAAAAAACTCATTAGAACTTTATGAATTACTTCGTGAATTTAAAGACGATATTCAGACACAATTATCATTAAAAACCGTAACGTATATGACGGATAATATGTACGAAATTATTAACAATCCGGCTATTTTGGAAACGTCTTATACAGATGGTCCGGAGTACTTTAACATCTTCATCAAACAAAATGATGTGACAATTTGTCATAGACAGGTGGACGCTAAAGTGTACCCTCCAAAGATAAGATATACTGTGGATGTACGCCCACACCTAAAAAACTTGTTGATGAACTTGACTGACATCTTTTCATCTAAAAATTTAACAAAAAAATATCTAGAAGTTACCTTAAGTGTGTAGTATTTATTATTACACTAAAAGAAAAAATATATGGCGTCAAACAAAAATTTCGAGTATCTAGGTAGTACCTTTCAGATACAATTATTAAACCAAATCATTATCGACAAAGATTTCTCAAGGTCTATTATAGATGTGATTGAAACAAGTTATTTTGAAAATAAATACTTTAAATTAATCATTCAAATGATTAAGGAGTATTACACAAAATACGAACACACACCAACCTTTGACACATTAGAACAAATTACAAAATCTGAGATACAACAACCTCTAGCGGCAAAAATCATTATTGATACCCTTACAAAAGTTAAGGAGTCTACGCTTGAAGGTGCTGAATTTGTACAAGAAAAATCAATGAAGTTCTGTAAGCAACAGGAGTTACAGAAAGTAATGGTTAAAGCTCAAAAAATCATCGATACTGGTGAATTTGAGAGTTACGACACATTAGAGGAAATGGTAAGTAAAGCATTACAAGTGGGGGAACACGATAAGGGAACGGAAAGTGTTTTTAGTAACTTAGATGATGTTCTAAATGAGGATTATCGTCATCCAATACCAATGGGTATTCCGGGTATAGATAGACTCTTAAAAGGAGGTCTTGCTAAAGGTGAAATCGGTGTTATTTTAGCACCAACAGGTGTAGGTAAATCTACTTTACTTACAAAAATCTCAAATCACGCATTTAATTTGGGGTACAATGTTTTACAAATATTCTTTGAGGATAACCCAAAGATTATTCAACGTAAACACATTACATTATGGACAAAAATCCATCCGGATGATTTGTCCTTAAAAAAGGATGAGGTTATGACTAAAGTTCAAGAGATTAAGGAAAAAATGCCTAATGAATTGATACTTAAAAAACTTCCATCTGATACTGTAACAATGATGCAAATTAAGAATCAAATTAGAAAAATGATTTCTGAAGGAATCAAAATTGATATGGTATTATTAGACTACATTGATTGTGTAGTACCTGATAAAAACTTGGGGGATGAATGGAAATCTGAAGGGTCTGTGATGAGAGGTTTTGAATCTATGTGTCACGAACTTGACTTGGTAGGGTGGACAGCAACTCAGGGTAATAGAAGTTCAATATCGTCAGATGTTGTAACAACTGACCAAATGGGGGGTTCTATTAAGAAAGCTCAAGTAGGTCACGTAATTATTTCCGTGGCAAAATCTCTACAACAAAAAGAAATGAAATTAGCAACGATAGCAATAACTAAATCCCGTATTGGTGATGATGGTGTTGTGTTCGAGAATTGTAAATTTGATAACGGTATGTTGGAGATTGATACTGAAAGTTCAGTAACATTCTTAGGTTTAGAAGAACAAACCGAAGAAAGAAATAGACAGAGAATCAAGGACTTGTTAGACAAGAGAAAAGAAAAAAACCAACAACAAATTAATTAATATGAAAGAAAAAATATTAGAACCAAACAATGACAGATTCGTTATCTTCCCTATCGAACATAACGACATATGGGAATTTTATAAACAACATCAAGCAGCTTTTTGGACGGCAGAAGAAGTAGATTTATCTAATGATATTAGAGATTGGGAAAACCTGTCGGATAATGAAAGATTTTTCCTTAAAAACATATTGGCGTTCTTCGCAGCGTCTGATGGTATAGTGAATGAAAACTTAGCTGAGAATTTCTTAAAAGAGGTTCAATATGCTGAAGCAAAGTTCTTTTACGGATTCCAAATTATGATGGAGAACATTCACTCTTTAATGTATTCATTATTGATTGACACATATGTGTCTGATGAGACAGAGAAAGACGAATGTTTCCACGCAATTGATAGATTACCTGCGGTTCAAAAGAAAGCTAAATGGGCTCTTGATTGGATTGAAAACTCTTCTTTTCAAGAAAGATTAGTCGCTTTTGCTGCGGTGGAAGGAATCTTTTTTTCAGGTTCATTCTGTTCAATCTTTTGGATGAAATCAAGAGGTATTATGCAAGGATTATGTAATGCTAATTCATTAATCTTTAAAGATGAGAACTTACATTGTGATTTTGCTATCCATTTGATTAATAATCACGTTGAGAACAAACCAACGGAGAAAAGAATTAAAGAAATCTTACTATCTGCGTTAGAAATTGAAAAAGAATTTATTACAGAATCATTACCAGTATCTTTAATTGGTATGAACTCAAACTTGATGAAACAATATCTTGAATTTGTTACTGATGGTTTATTAGTTAAATTTGGTTGTAAAAAACAATTTAACGTAGAACAACCATTTAAGTTTATGGAACAAATTGCTGTTGAGACTAAAGGAAACTTTTTTGAATCAAGAACTATGGAGTATCAAAAAGCTAAATTGGGCGAGTCATTAACATTTACAGACGATTTTTAATATGATGTCATTAAAGATAAGAAAAAGAGGGGGGGACGAAGTTTCGTTCAACCCCCAAAAAATTTATAATAGAGTTAAACGAGCGGCAAGAGGATTAAATGTAAATGCTGATGAGGTGTTCATTAAGGTGATTACATCAGTTCCAACAGAGGGTGTTATTACAACCAAAGAGTTGGATAAGTTAGTTTATGAGATTGCTGCAGCATATACCGGAAGTCATCACGACTACTCAAGATTAGCATCATCTGTTGCTATTTCTGCGTATCATAAAGAAACTGATGAAAGTTTCTGTAACACAATGCACACATTACACGTTGACGGTATTATTAACGATAAGTTAATGGAAACTATCGAACAATATGGTCCTGAAAATATTGATTCTGTAATTAATCACGAGAATGATTACAATTTTGATTATTTTGCGTGGAAATCATTACAAGAAATGTATTTGTTAAAAAATCCTGAAGGTAGAGTAATTGAAAGACCTCAACATATGTATATGAGAGTGGCTTTATGGGTTACTAAATCATTTGAACAAGCGGTTGAGTATTATCAATCATTATCAAATCAAGTTATATCTCCTGCGACACCGATTATGATTAACGCGGGAACTAAAACTCCTCAACTAGCGTCTTGTGTATTGAAATACAATCACGGGGATTCAAGAGAAGGTTTGTTACAAACATTAAATGATATTTCAACTTATTCATCTGATGCTGCTGGTATTGGATTATGTATGTCTAACATTCGTAGTAAAGAAAGTCGTATTAACTCATCAGGTGGGTTTGCGGGTGGTTTATTGAAATACCTTAAAATTGTTAATGAATCATTACGTTTCTTTAATCAACAAGGAAGAAGACCGGGTAGTGCAGCTATCTACATTGAACCTTGGCATAAAGACATCATTGATTTACTTGAAATTAAAAAGAACACAGGGGCTGAAGAGTTAAGAGCTAAAGATTTATTTACATCAGTTTGGTTACCAGACAACTTTATGGAAGCGGTTAAGAATAATTCTGATTGGTATTTGTTCTGCCCTAACGACATTAAAAAGGCGGGTATCAAACCATTACAGGAAACTTATGGTGATGAGTATGAATCAAACTACAACAAAGCAGTTGAACTTGGTCTTGGTAAAAAAGTGAAAGCCCAAACAATTTGGAATAAAATTATTGAATCTCAGGTTGAAACCGGAGTTCCTTACTTATGTTCTAAAGATAGTGCGAATAGAAAAACTAACCATCAAAACATTGGGGTGATTAAACAATCTAACTTATGTAATGAGATTTACCAATATACTGATGAGAATACTACAGCAATCTGTACATTATCATCTATGGTATTGAAAAACTTTATTGTTAAAGGTGAGTTTGATTTCAAATTACTTTATAGTGAAGTTAGAAAGGTTGTTAGAGCACTTAACAAAGTTGTTGACATCAATAGTTATTCAACCGAACAAGGTAGAAAAGGTGGTTTAGAACAAAGAGCAATTGCAATTGGAACTCAAGGTCTTGCTGACGTATTTTTCTTAATGGATTATATCTTTACATCTGAAGAGGCAAAACAATTAAACAAAGAAATTTTTGAAACAATCTACTTCGCGGCAATCACCGAAAGTATGGAATTATGTAAATCAGGTGAATACAAACCATATGAATTCTTCAAAGGGTCACCAATGTCAAAAGGTATATTCCAATTTGATATGTGGGGATTAGATTACGAAGGATTAGGAAGAATGTGGGATTGGGACTCACTTAAGTTAGAAGTATCCAATCACGGGGTTTGTAATTCGTTATTCACGGCTCAGATGCCAGTTGCGTCTTCTGCTAAGATTACAGGTTCATTTGAAATGACAGAACCGGCTCACTCGGCATTATTTAATCGTCGTGTAGTTGGGGGAGAAATTTTAATTGTTAATAAATACTTAATTAGTGATTTTGAGAAAATAGGTATTTGGTCTGAAGATTTGAAAAATGAAATCATTATGAATGAAGGGTCAATTCAAAATATTAACTTTAATAATTATCTTGACCAAGAAGATAAGAATTACAATAAAAAAGTTAAAAGAATTGAACATTTAATTCCAAAATACAAAACAATTTGGGAGATATCTCAAAGAGAACTTATTGATATGGCAGCCGATAGAGCACCATTCATTGACCAATCACAATCAATGAATATCTATATGTCTAACCCAACATTATCAAAGATTTCGTCATCACACTTCCATTCTTGGGGTAAAGGATTGAAAACTCTTTGTTATTATGTTAGAACAAAGGCGATATCAACCGGAGCTAAACACTTAGCGGTTGATATCTCAAAAGTTGGTCAATCAAAACCGATTGAAAAACCAACAGTTGATTTAACACAAAAACCAACAGATACGGAATTTGAATGTTTCGGATGTGGTTCTTAATAAGAATATAAATCACGACTTTGGTCGTGATTTTTTATTTTGGGGGTATTTATAAAAAATAGTGACGACACTATATTTATAGTTATGGCAGATGGAACAACATACGGTTTAACTTTTCCTTTCAGAGATTCTTTTGAGGGGAAATATTTAGATTTATCAAACACAACGGAAAAAGAAATTAGAAATAATTTAATACATCTTTTGTTAACAAGAAAAGGTACAAGATATTATTTACCGGATTTTGGAACAAGATTATATGAATTTCTTTTCGACCCATTAGACGCACCTACGTTTTCACAAATAGAATCTGAAATACGTGATGCTGTTGACCTATATATGCCAAATTTAAAACTTACAAGTATTAATATAACTGCGGCGTCAGATGGTCAAGAGGATAAAGGGTCTTATATTAATGGTGAAAATGATAGAGTTTTTAGAGTACCTGGTATTGCTCAATTAGAACATACCGCTAAAGTTAGAATTGATTATGTTATTACAGATGACGTATTTAATTCTAGTGATTTTGTAATAATTAATATATAATATTATGGCTAATAAAAAGATTTCATATACAACTAGAGATTTCCAATCAATAAGAACGGAACTTATAAATTTTACTAAAACTTATTATCCTGAAACTGTTCAGAATTTTAATGACGCGTCAGTATTCTCGGTTTTATTAGACCTTAATGCTGCGGTAACAGATAACTTACAATTTAATATTGATAGAAGTATCCAAGAAACAGTATTACAATATGCTCAACAAAGGTCATCAGTATTTAACATTGCAAAAACTTATGGATTAAAAATACCGGGAATGAGACCATCAGTTTCTTTAGTTGACTTTTCAATCACAGTACCGGCTTATGGTGATAAAGAAGATTTAAGTTATTGTGGGGTATTGAGAAGAGGTTCTCAATTTAATGGAGCAGGACAAGTTTTTGAAACAGTATATGAAATTGATTTCGCGTCACCGATTAATTCTGAAGGATTTCCAAATAGATTAAAAATACCAAATTTTGATTCAAATAATAAGTTATTAAATTACACTATAACTAAGAGAGAAACTGTTGTTAACGGGTTGACTAAAGTATTTAAAAAAGTTGTTACACCAAACGATGTTAAACCTTTTTATGAATTGTTTTTACCTGAAAAAAATGTATTAGGTATTACCGGAGTTTTATTAAAAGACGGGACACAATATAGTAATGTACCTTCATCTCAAGAATTTTTAGGTACTGATAATAAATGGTATGAGGTTCAAGCATTAGCGGAAGACCGAGTATTTGTGGAAGACCCGACAAAAGTATCGGATAGTCCCGGTATTAAAGTTGGAAAATACGTACAGACAAGTAATAAATTTATTTCGGAATTCACACCTGAAGGGTTTTTAAAAATGACATTTGGCGGGGGTAATCAATCTGCAGATGAACAATTAAGAGAATTCGCGGCAAATGGTTTTATGTTAAATTTAAACAAATACTCAAATAATTTAGGGTTAGGCAGTACGTTGAAAGCAAATACAACACTATTTGTTCAATATAGAGTTGGTGGTGGTACAGGAAGTAACTTAGGTGTTAATACTATTACTCAAGTAGGTACAATATCATTTTTTGTTAATGGTCCTTCTGAGAGTATGAATACGACAGTAGTTAACTCATTAAGATGTACAAACGTTGTGGCAGCGATAGGTGGAGCTGACTTCCCAACAACGGAAGAAGTAAGAAATTTAGTTTCTTATAATTTTTCTTCTCAAAATAGAGCGGTTACGGTTAATGACTATGAGTCAATTATTAGAACGATGCCGTCTCAATATGGAGCTCCCGCAAAAGTTTCAATTACAGAAAACAACAATAAAATCATTGTACAGATGTTATCGTATGATGAATCCGGAGCATTAACAGAGGTTGTTTCAAACACTTTAAAAAATAATGTTGCAAATTACTTATCCAATTATCGAATGATAAATGATTACGTTTCAGTTCAAAGTGCTAACGTAATTGATTTAAGTGTAAATGTGGATGTTGTTTTGGATAACTCTCAAAATCAAGGAACTGTTATATCTCAATTAATAACGGTGGTTTCTGATTATTTTAGTCCGTCAAATAGACAAATGGGTCAAAACGTTAACGTTTCAGATTTAAAAAGATTATTACAAAATGAAAATGGGGTTATAACTATATCTGACGTACAATTCTTTAATAACGTTGGTGGTCAATATTCATCATCTCAAACGTCACAAAGATATTCTGACCCAACAACAAGACAAATTGAATTAATTGATGAAACCATTTATGCGGAACCAACCCAAAGTTATCAAATTAGATATTCTAACAAAGATATTAATATTAGAGTTAAAAATCTTAAAACAGTTAATTTCTCATAATAATTTATTTTAAATAATAATGAATTATCTTTTAAAAATAGTGTATAAACTATTTATTAAAAAAGATAACATATGTCAAATTCTTATAGAATAAGAACTAAAGTCGGTGTAGACACCTCATTAAAGGTGATGATTGACCAAGAGTTCGAGTATTTAGAAATTCTATCCTTAAAAATCCTTCAAAGTGATATCTACACACGTCAATGTGCCGATTATGGTGTTGTTGTGGGTAGAGTTAGTGTAAACAATGGTTTTGGTCTTCCAAACGCTAAAGTATCAATCTTTATTCCTTTAGATGCGGTTGATAAAGAAGACCCTGTTACCTCAAATATATATCCATACACTAATTTGTATGATGTTAATGATGATGGGTATAGATATAATCTATTACCTTATAAACCTTCTTATAGTGCTCACGTACCGACCGGTACTTTTTTTACTCGTAGAGATGTGTTATTAAGTCCCGTTCTTGGTGACATTTATGATAAGTACTACAAATATAACGCTGTTACCAATTCTAGTGGTGATTATATGATTTTTGGGGTTCCTGTTGGTTCTCATACAATTGTGGTAGATATTGATTTGTCTGATATTGGTGAATTTTCATTATCTCCTCAAGATTTAATTAGAATGGGTGTTGCAACTGAAAATCAAGTTGATGGGACCAAATTTAGGTCCTCAACCAACTTAGGCGAATTACCTCAAATAGTTAGTATTAAAAGAACTATTGAAATAGAACCATTATGGGGACAACCTGAGATATGTAATTTAGGTATCACTAGAACGGATTTTGATTTAACAGGAGAGGCAAATATTGATATACGACCTACGGCTATTTTTATGGGGTCGATGATTTCAGATTCTGATAGTAACGCAATTAAATCAAGTAGTGGTGGTAAACCAACAAGAAGTTCTGGTTTTTTATGTAATGTAACAACAGGTCCGGGTGAAATATTGGCAATTAGACAAACAATACAGGAAGATTCTATTGGGAGACCTATTTTGGAATCATATGGTTTAGAAGGTGGAGGAACAATTATTGATGAAAATGGGACTTGGATGGTAGATGTCCCAATGAATTTGGATTATTACATAACTAATGAATTTGGGGAGCAGGTGTTATCTCCTGACCCAGAAAAAGGGATTCCGACAAAAGGTAAGTATAGATTTAAAATTAAATGGGCTCAATCTCCATCGGCCTCGGCATCAACTAAAAGAGCCAATTATTTAGTTCCAAATATTAAAGATTGGGTTGATACTGACTCACAACTCCAACAAAAATCATACGCGTTTAGTCTTGATTGGGATGATTATGGAGATGATACTAGTTATCCGGAAATGATACAAGAAGCTATTGATTGTAAAGATAGATTTTATATGATGCAATATAATAAAGTTTATACTGTTTCACAATTTATTGATGAATATAGAAGAGGTTCATATCAAAGATTTACAGGTATTAAAAACATATTAGATGATGTGTGTGAAAGTGGAAATAACCGATATCCAACAAATGACGGTTATTTTAGGTTTGATTTCTTTTATGTGTTATTTTCATTTTTAAGTATAATATTAACACCAATATTTTATGCGATAATACTTCTTTTACATATTGTTTATTTTATTGTGTGGGTATTAAGATTATTTTTCTTATTTCTATCAATTTATTATTTTATAGTTTCTATACAGCATTTTGCGGCGTCTATTGGGGTTGGTTTTGGTGTTGTTACCATTCCGGGTAATCTACTATTAGGGGCGACTTACTTATTGTTTGCAGCGTTGTGTGTTTATATTCTTCTTCAATTAATGAAAATTAATTTAAGTGGTATTGCGGTACCTATATTAACGTACCCTGATTGTAATATGTGTGATTGTAAACAAGGAGATGCTGTTAGTGAAAATCCGGATGAAGATAATGGTGATAAAGATTTAAGTTCGGGTAATGAAGATATTGTTCCTTGTCCAACAATATCTCGAGATGAGTTATCAAAATCAGCGCTTAGTATAAGTAACCCTATTTTATTAGTATCTACGTTAAGTCCTTGGAAAATGCCAAAAACCGGAACTACTGTTTATAATGGTACACCATACTCATATCCTTTAGGTTCAGCAAGACGATTAGCACTTACTTATGAATTTACGGGTAGATATTTTGATGGGGAAACAGGAAATCCTGGATATGGGGTTCCATATCCTGCTGTTGAACAAGGTCTTCCTTCATATACTTGGATAACAACAGGACTACCGATAGCCGATAGAATTAATTTATTTAATGTTAAGGCGAAATATTTTGATGGAGGGCCAAATAATCCTGGTGGCAGTGTAAATAGAGTTAGAGTAACCTATCAACCACAAAGTAACCCCGGAAAGAAACATTATGATAATACTATTGTAATTCTTTGTGATAAGGCGACACTTAAAAAATATGTTTCAGGTCAAATGATTGCGTTTCAAAATCCATCATATAGTAAAGACCCTAATATTAATAGTCCAATTCTTAATTATGCGGGTAATTATGCAATTACGGGAACAACTGGTTTGGTTCCTCCATTAACAGGGACTACATCTACGGGAGCAATAACAGTGCCGGTATCTTATGCTAGTTTTGACGGTAATTCAACTGTTTCAGGGCCTAATTCGACTTATAATATTACTCTTACAGGTAATACTAAGTATAGTGAAATTTATCGATTTCCAACAGATGTTGAGTATTTCCAAGTAATCACTGGAATGACGTATAGTGCATTTACCTCAATGTGTAGTACTACACCAATTGCCGGTTCATTAAATGAAAGATATATTAGGAATGTAACAACATTTTATAATACTAAATATAATAATGACCTTGATAATGGGACGACTGACAGAGCACCTTATTATTTAAGACCAATAGATTCGATTAAGAATAGTGCGTCTATAGGTGTTGTTATATTAAATAGAGGTGTTGACCCCTATACGGATAAAATTAATATTGAATATGGTTTAGGTAAACTTTTTGGATTTTCTAATGAAGATGCGGTAACTTTTACAGCAATGACAAGGATGAATATCCCTATTCAGAAAGGGTTTAAAAATATTAGTCATTTAAAAACGGATTATCCCTCAATTACAATAAATGGTGTTCCAACCAGAGATGCTCTTGGTGCTGATGCTTATACGGGTAATAAGTTGTATTATGATTCATATTTATTTACTCCTCAAGCAAATGATGTTTCAGGGAATACTATAACATATAATGAAGATATGACCACCGGTTTAACTTGGACGTTTTTATCTGCGGGTTATAGTGGGTTTGAGTCTAATTTAATTAGTTATTATTCATCGTTAGATACAAGGTCAGGTTCTTTTACACCTGGTTGTGTTAATGTAGGCGCTACGTCTAATCCTCGTGTTAATAGTTTTGGTGTTGCCAATGTAACTAACAGTCTAGGGATTTCAGTTTCTCCGAATAACTTATTTACTAGAACATTTAATTTTGGTGGAAATAGTTATTTGACTGGAGGTTGTGGTGGTTGTGGTACTAATGGTATTTTATATCGTCTTCTATTTAATGGAACACAATATGATTTAATAAATAACAATCAAGGTTATATACCTAATGAGATTGTTGAAGGTAATTCGATTATGGCAATGTTTGGTTATTTTGAAGCTGCGAGTCATAACTGTGATAGAGGAAGAAATTGTGGATGGAGGAGATGGCGTAATATTAGTGCTAATCCGGTTGCTAATGCGACTGATACAATACAATCTTATTATTATTCACCAACATATAATACAACAGGAAATACTTTAAATTTTAGTACGGGTTCATCAGGTAAAGTAAAGATAATGAGAGGTGATAGATTACCGACCTCAACAGTACCGCTAGAATTTTGTTGTAATTCTTGGGTATTACAAAAAAATTACAACTTCCAAGCTTATCTAATACCTGATAAGGGTGTTGTGGGAATTACATCAACAGTAGGTTCAACAGGCTCACAGGGTTCAGGTGTTAATCTAGATACTTCGGAGGACTTAAAAAATCAAAAAAATATCAATGGGTTATTCGAAACATTTACGTGTAATGGTTCTGCGAACTTAGAGTGTTATGGTAAAGATTGTCTTCCCCGTAATGGTGTAAATAACGCGATAATTAAAATTGGTCGAGGAAGTTGTTCTAGGTTTTTAGGTAAAACAATATTTAGTAAAGGATGTTATAAATTAATTACGACTGTGTTTCTTTCTTTATTAAATGATTGGGCTTTAATGTCAGAATGGATAGCTAGAAATATGGTTATGTTAGGTGCTTGTAGAAATGTTTTCTCACATACATTTAGTAATAATTGGGTTAATGGTAATTTATATGTAATGTCATTTAAAAATGATGCAATTGGTTTTACGTCTCCAACATCTCCAACACCAAATTCCCCAATATACAGATATCCAACAGAAGTTGTTATTCGACACACGAGTAGTAAAAACTTTTATTATCGATGTGCCGGTTATGATGCTGATAATAAACAATTTGTTACTTCCATTAAATATCCGACAACAATAATAGATTTAGGACCAAGAAGTATTTTTTTACAAGAAATTGTAATGTCTGATGAATATGACGGGTATATTGTTAATAAATTGGATTCATCCTCTTTTTCTCAAGTTGATGAGATACTTAATTTATTTATTATTAGTCGATTTTTAAATAATGATTTTATAGAGAACATACTTGGTTTAAATATTATGCAATATTTTAACACGAGAACTAATTTAAAATTTGATGCGGATTACTCTCAATTACTATCTATTAGTTCTGAATTAGGTGTCGCTGCGTTCCAATCAACAAATTATCCGGACGAACCGGCACCAAAACAAAGTCCGATATATATTGGGTGTGATGGTTTAATTGGTATTTTCTTTTCATCGGATACTCAAACTAGAGATTTTCTTACACCAAAGAGAACTATAATTGACCCAACAGGTTTAGTTAGTAATCAAGGGTGCTCACTTAGTAATTTTCCAATCTATTCTCAAGAAGTCCCGTTATCACAATGGAAGATAGAAAATGGTTCAAGTATTTTTGGAACGGATGGAAATGAGTGGTTTGCCGAGGGGGATGCAGGTTATATATATTCGTCTAAATATCAATCATTAGATAGATTAGAAGCTAACTCAAGATATTTTAGAAATTATGGGATTACAATTGTTGATGATAAAGGTTTAATTTATGCGGTGGATGGTGCTGGAGATTTAATTGCTGCAACATCGGCTTGGTCGCAAAATACACAAACTGTTGATAAACAGTTAGTTACTGTTGGTGCACCATTCCATTTTTATTTTGGGTTGAAACGAGGAGCGTCATCTTTTGATAGATTTAAAGGTAAGTGGATTAATACAGAAATTATAGTAGATTAATATGGGTAATAGAGATGACATAAGGATAGTTTTAGGTTCATTACGTTATAAGACGGCGACAAATACTGATTTATCAATACCAACACCGTTGGTTCAAACCGCGAAAACGGTTCAGGAATTTGATAGAAGTATTGATATTAATTTAGCTCAATTATTTCGAGATGAAAGAGAAAAATCAACAGTTTTTAGACCTGTGTGTAAATTTGCTTTATTATTTGATAATGCGTATTCAGGTAAATGTGATTATACACCATTAGAAAATACATTATATTATACAAACTCAACAACAAATACTGTTAATCAATGTCAAACAAGCCCTGACGATGTGCCGTGGGAAGGATATCCCCAATATAATGAATTTGATTTTATAAGAAGTGATTATAATACTTCAGGTTATACTACACCGGATAGTAATGGTATGGTTCACGTTAATTTTGTGGCTAAAAATGCCTCCACTTATAATTGGAATCATTTTATTAGTTATCCTTATTTAAACTTACCAGGTAAAAGATTATCTTTTATCGATGAGGCATCCTCAACGACTAATCAATTCTATGCGTTCGAAGGGATTCCATTTATTTTAAATATTAGCGATAGTAATGGTAATGATTTAATGGTTAATGGTAATAGAGTTATTCAATTTAAATGTCCGGTTAAACACGGATTATCTGTTGGTGAGTACGCTAAAATTAAAAATCAATTTAGTGGTTTTGAAGACACTTTCCAAGTTTATTCATTGGGAAATGGGTTACCTGATTATGATGAATATATTTTTAATATATATAATATTGGATTTAGTACCGCAATATTTAGTAATGACGATTTTGGTAATTTTAAACGGATAATTAATAATGAAAATGCTGAAGATACTATGTCAGAGTATTATGTTTTAAGACATAAAATAATTACAAATGTTGATGATAGTGTCTTAACCAATGCGGGGTTTGAACAAAATGTTTTTGGTGAAAATAAAAAATACGAAAGTTCGGCATATACGCCTAATAAAATTAGTCGTGTTTCAGTTAAAGAAGGTGCTAAATCTTATTCATTATCTTTTAATAGAGATATTGATGTTAAACCATTAAGAGATAATCATAAAAGACCTATTAGCGAATTATTTGTTACAACTGTGTGGAAAGGGTATTTTGGGTTAATGTTTAGTACTGTGGGTAATACTGTTACCAAATTAAAACAGGGTTATGAGTTTAATTTACCTTTAATGTCTTCATTTGCGCCTAATAGATGGTGGAAGGATACTTTATCTAACATAACAAGTATTCCTATTGATAATTATATTGGACCTAATTATGATACACAAAACCCTGGTACAATTCAGTTTAATTATGTTAGGACACTTAAAAGTGGGGACACAATAGACGGTGGTTTTTATGAATGGAATAATTTTGAACAAAAAGAAAGATTGATAAGTGAAAATTATCATAAAATTACATATAATGATGATGTTTTTCAAGTTCCAACTGTTCTCAACCAAAATAATAGTGCTGTGGGTAGATATGGTTATTATTATCAACCACATAGGAAACTAACACTTAGAGTTTTTTCTGATTATATTGAAACTGGTGATATTAAAAATACTGCTGATATCCCTGATTACTCATATTTCTCAACAACGTATAATTCGTTTATATGGAGAGACATATATGAATATGGGTTTAAAGACGCTGAACTTAACGGTGTTGATTACCCATTTTTAAATGGTACACATTATCCTTATGGTAATTTTATTTTTAGAATAATACCGGAAGGAACTAATTATAAAGAGAGCGATAGGCTCTACTATGCGACACTTTACGGTGCTGCTGAACCTAAAAACGATGCTTGTGAATAATAAGTTTAAATTTACATTACCGAAAGGTGACGACAAATATATTAATCTACCTGTAGAAATTAAATGGGATTTCTTAGGCAGAACAGATGCTGTTGATGAATATCAACAATATGCTGTTGACAGAGTTACCGGTGTTGCGGATGATTTTGAGGTTTTAAGATTTGCTCACGCACCGTATAGTAATGATACTAAAACTGACGTTAAATACGATTTTCATTTTTTTAGTGTGTTACAACCTGACGATAATGGTGATTTACAACCAACAGTTCCACCAAACCCATCTTTGGATATTACAACTGCGGTTGCGTCAGATTGGAAGATAAGTTATATACCTGAAGGTTTTACAACTAAAGAAATTTATTATTATATACAACCTTTTACAAAATCATTTTTTAAATTGGATTTTTATGATACTATATCGGCGACAACTCAAACTAATTATTTTAGTGTAATTATACCCGTACAACAAGGGTATACTGTTACGGGATTAACATCAACATTTAAACCTCCGGTTAACATTAAAATACCGTCATTTAAATTGGATTATGTTGGGGATAAGGAAGGGTTCTTTTTATATTGGTTAAGAAAAAAGAATTTTTTAAATATCAATCCTGACCCGACAAATACTACTGAAACTTTTTATATGACAGCTAAATTTTTTGATGCTAGACTGGGAATTTTTGTTAAAATGATGACAACTCCTCAAGTATTACCGGATGTTCCATCATTATTCCAATTTAAACCTGAAGATTATTTCTATTATAAAGTTGTATTAAATTACTCTGACTATACGTATAAAATATTTAATAATGGTGGTAATAGAATTGGAGATATAAGTTCCATAAAATGGTATGAATACATTAACCCTTAATTATGATAGATAAAAATTATAGTATAAAGATTTCACCTGGTGTGATTAGTGGGGATATATTTAAAGTTAATTATAATGGAGCCACTATTACGGGAACATCGTACTCTAAAGAGTGTTGTGTTCTTAAACCAAAAATGATAGAGATAAAGGTAACAGGTTCAACGTATGCGTATTCCGCAATGACTGAAGTGTTATCGGGGGGGACTTATAATACAGGTACCACGCAATATAATTCATTATTAACGGGTTTAACGGTACCAATTCTACTTACAGAAAACACAGTTGATATTGGATATTATTCAATATTTGACGGTATGGCAGTACAAAAAGACACTATGTTGAATTTTTTATTTTCCGCAACAACTTTAGAACCCCAAAGAGTTTATTTTTATAATACATCAGATGTTGAATTTAAGAAATACTTACAGTTTTCGACCTATAAGGTTGATTGGGGGGATGGTTCATTACCTGAACCTATAACATCAACCGCTCAAATACATCACGATTATACGGTAACAGGTGAAACTCAGATTACATTAACAGGTCTTAGTCCTTGGGGAACAAATACAATAACTAAAACAGTTCAACTTCCGTTTACAGGAACAACAATATCTAATCCAAAAGGTGAGGCGTTTTTTACACCTATGGGTGGTAATTGGGATGGTATATTAGTACCTTATGAATATATATTCAGTGGTGATAGTAATTGTGATTCAACAACTCAAGATATAACTCAATTTACAACGGTACCTTTTTTAATTACGGGATATACAACATCATCATTAACTGATTTAAAACAATATGGTCCCACACCTTATTCGGTAACTACATATGATATAACCGGTAACACAGGGTTTATTGGTAGATATTTAGGGGTGTTTGAGGATGGGTTATACACAGCCTATACAATTAATGATATTACCTACTATGATTATAATAATGGTACAACACTTTTTATCGCCGAATCATCGGGTTTAACCACTGATACGGTAATTTGTCAACCAATTGTAAAAAATGAACTATTATTAGGAATAATTGATGAAGCAGAAGTGCAAAGCAATGTATTTATAGAACGGGGGAAGAACTCGGCCTTAGAAAGTATTGAAAGACTTGGTGAGGTTGATAACGTAGGTGATTTAGTCAAATACGGATATAAATTTTTTAACATAATTAACGCAACAACATAAGATGGCAACAGGAACCTATGGAACGATAAGACCGGCAGACGTAAGTCCGGAAGACGTGGAGATAATTTTAAATTATACACCAACAAGAGATGAAACAAACAACTTTGTTTTAACAAAATTGGATGCGTTATCTGTATTAACACCTTATTACAATAATGATGCAACAGGTGTTAACTCTAATATTGAAATTTTAGGAGGATTATACAATTTAAGACTACCTGCTGAACAATTTAATAAAATAGGTATCTATACTTTATTCCTTAGACCAGCTCAAATTAGAACCACTATATTGGATTGTGGGGTATTATCTTCATTACCAAATGTTAAAGGTTTAGTGATTGATTTGAATGCTGTTCCGTCAAATTATAGAAACAAATTTGTTAGTCAAGGTTTGGTCGGTTTTAGAATTGAATATTTAAATTCTGATGGTACAAAAATACCTAATTTCTTTAGAATTATTACATCGTCATTCTTTTGTGAACCGGTTGTTCAAAATTTAACAAATTCATCACAAAAGGCGATTAGATATCGTTATACTAATAACAATACAAATTTATTGTTTTGTACTGTATCACCGTCTTCATCACCAACAAATAATCCGAATTCAACTCCATATATTGGACAGCCAAATCAAAATATTATAATTACTAATACTTTCTTTAATCCGATTAGTTTGGATATTGAAATTGCGGAACACGACATTTCTACATTGGCGATTGCTCTTTATGGTAATCAAACTAAATCTATTGATGACGGTATCTACACTCTATACGATACAAGTAATAACATTTACAAACAATATAACTTATACGAAATTAGAGACCAATTTAATACTTTATTATATGAAGTTAGACAAGATAGAGGAAATAATATTGATTTTAGTAAAAACTTCACAAATATAACACAATAATGGCAAATCAAAATTTTACTTGTCCACCACAACCGGCAACAGGTGCGGGTACGTTTTCAGACAATTTAGTTGGGTTTCAACTAATTGCTGGAGGTGGATTAACGCAAGGTAATTTTGAATTCACTACGGCTTTAAGTGAAAAAGTTAATAGAACGTTTTCAACGGGAACATTTTCAAGTCCGGTGAATTTAGAAGGTTTAGGACTTTCGAGTGTTGACCAATCAAGAGCGATATTTGAAAACAACTTTAAAGTTTATCCTAATTTTGATTTAACCGAAGTTACGAATTTTACGACTTATGGGTCAATGGTTAAAAGAATTTCAACATCTGTTGAGACCATTATTAGTAAATTTCCCGCGGCTTTGGAAGTTACTTTTATGGATGAAAGTTATAAGACTGGTGATACCGCAACAAATATAGTTTATA